TGATAAATCTTAGATGGAAAAGAAGCACCTGCTCCCGAAAGTCTAGTCCGTGCCTCGGCACAACCAGGTACTGTTAGGGCAGCAAGTGCTGCTAATGCGATAAGCCTTTTCATTAGGATCCGCTATCGTGGCTCATTATATAGTGTATCTTAAACTACATTTAATCTGCTGTCAAGTAATCCTTACGAGCATGATGTTCTGGTACTACTTTTCCTAATTCAATGGATAAGAGTCCATCTTCAAAAACGACCTGTCGAACTTCGCAATCTTCGGAGAGTGTCCAAGAGCGTTTGAACGAACGTTGTGCCAAGCCCCTGTGTGTATACTCAACATCTCCTTCTTTATCTTCTTTGATGCCTTCGACAAATAGTTTTCCAAACTCCGTATAGACTTTGACTTCATCTTTCTTGAACCCTGCCAATGCGACTTCGAGTTTCGATTCATGATTATTCAATTGTACTAAATTATATGGTGGATAATTAGATTTGTTATCTGATTCCCAAAATCTATTTAGATAATCATCCATCCCAATTCCGTTACGAGTAATCTTCTCCATCAATTCTGGAAGATTTGCTGCGTGATATTTTGTTAAGTAAGTCATAATTCCTCCTTAAGTAAGCTAGGTTTAGTGTGTGTCCCTTTGTGGCGACACTACTATTTAACATCATTCTTAAGATTTTTGGAAGTGTGATTTAACGTACAAATTTAGACGGTAATAATCACCTATATAGATCTAGGTAACAATGTCAAGAAACATGAAGAAATTACTACCTATTGTTATGTTGCTTGGGATGACACCAATGGCAGCTCGTGCTGATTTAGTTCATAGGTTGAGTACTTCAACCCAATTAACAGTTGACGCAGCTTTCACTTCTGGTACAAGAATAGGTTCAACCTATACTGTTAGTGGTAACAATATTAAAGTAGCATCTGCTGATGATCACTTTGGTAAGATAACTGCTCCAGCAAGTGTAACTGCAGCAGCAACATTGGATGCTGGTACATACGATATAAACACCACAGGCTCAGCCTTCAGCTTTAGCGAAAGTTGGACTTCAGGAGATGCGGTAAATCCTATCGGTACTGGTGTAGACGTAGCGAGTGGTGTTGTAGCAGATATGCCTGCATACGGCTCAGTTTTAGTGTCATCAGGTGGAGTTAAAGGAGACTTAGCTGGTACGATCACCTCTGCTGGTGTGATGACTTTAACAGCTGGTGGAGCTGGAACTTCGGCTACAGGTCAATTTGTATCAGAAATTACCGTGAGGTAGTTTTGTTTAATCTACTTAAACTGTTTAAGAAAGATGATGAAGTTGAAGAATGTCCCATATGTGATAGCTGTGGTAAGTGCAAGTGTCGGTGCTGCACCTGCTATGGCGGTCCCTGTGGTCCCCAACTTCCAACAGGGCTCGATGACGAGTCATACTGAGACTGAAAGCACAGTCACAGAGACAATAAACTCTATAGATTATAGGACAGGATGGGAATACTCAGTATCGGGCCATGGAATATCCAACGACGGACAACCATTAAACCCCAACGTGAACACATCAACAGTGTCAATACAACCTTCAACGGCAACAACAGCCACGAACGGCACTGCAATAACAGGAGCCGTAACAAGTTCCTTCGATTCATTAGACCTTGGTACAGGTTCAGACTTCACGATAACGACTCCAGGAGAGGCGTTCAGTTTCGTGCAAACGTATCAAGGACCAGGGATGACCAATCAAACAATCATCCAAAGAACGACTCAAATACAAAGCGTCACAGACACAACTTCAACCTTTACCCAATAGCTGCATTATGTCTATCAAATCTTGCGATTGCCCCTGTCACACTGGCGGAAGGTGTAGGGGGTGTAAGTGCAACAGCGAATCCTATCGCCAATAGTTCTGGCTCAGTAACGAACCAGGCAATACAAGTTTTACAAGGTCCATACATAACGAATACCTACGGTGGTGGAGTGCAATGTCAAGGTAGTACGTTTAACCTCACTCCCTATATACAGTTTGCTGATTCACGTAAAGATCCTTGGGAGGACTTCTATGATGAACCACAATATAACCTAACAGATGTAGAGGGTAAGACTGTTAAACAAACAGTGAGTGTAAAGAACTACCCTTGGGAAGAATGGTATGATGATAGAGTAGATGCAAATGGAGATAGATGGTTTGAAGATGGATCAAGTATAGAGATAGAAGTAGATGTAGATGCTCCTGATGGTATACCTGATGTAATTAATAATGGTGGAGGTATGACACCTACTTGGTTTAAACCTATTCGTACTGATATGAAAGCAAACCAGTCATTCAATGCTGGTCTCTCTGCTACTCTATCAATACCATTGAATAGAAAACTACAGAAGCAATGTCATCAAGCAGCAAATGCTCAGATAGAAATGGCTAGTCAACTAGTTGCCAATAAGAGATTAGACTTTGAAATAGCTCGTCTAAAAAATTGCGGAGAACTCAAAAAATCTGGTATATTCTTCCATCCTAAGTCACCATACCATTCAATCTGTGCAGACGTAGTAGTTACAACTCCAGGTGGAAAGATACTACCACACGAACACGAGTTACCAGAACTTAAGTTTACTCCCCCTTCAACTTCCTCGCAGCTTTTACAGCAGAGTTCGCTTCCCTCTGCTTCAACAGACGTTCCCGACGAGACAAAACAGGAGGTTTCTTCTTTAGGACTTTCTCTTTCACCTTCGCAATCAACTTCTTCACAGCAGGTTTCACCACCTTCAAAATCAAATCCGCTAGGGGTTTTGCAAGTAGGGCCGATGTCGTTGCCACAGTAGCAATACCAGCAGTCGTAGTTATAACAGAAACACTAGGGAGGTACTGTTCCATAAAAGGAACTTCCTCCCATTCTGTTATGCAAATTTTTTTATCTACACTTAACTTATATCCTACAACCTTTTCTGTACCTGCTTGATTTAAATCTCCTATACGTCTTGCATTAGGTGGAGGACATTCTATATCACCTGCTGTATTCGGACCTGTTGGAGGAGGTTCTGGAGTGTCTATATCGGGTGCAGGAGGTTCATCTGTATTAACACCTTCATCAACTTCTTCTTTATTTGGATTAACTGTCTGCCAACTAAGTTCCCTGTAATCGTAATCAGGTGGCTCATAGTATGGCATGCCACCATCACATAGAACTACATTCTGTTTAGGATCATCATTAACTAATTGTTTATTTTTATTATTAGGATTCTTTGCGTTCTCTTTATGTACCTTGACGCAACCAGGAATATTAACTATTGGAGTACCAGCATTAACAGTAACTGGAACTACAGGAGGAATTGCCTGTGGAGGTTGCACCATCCAATTTCTAGCATCTGCTATCTGTACATCACTAATATCTCTTACCCTTGGTTTCCTTATCCAAATGCCTCCAAGATTAACGGACTGTTGCCTGACCACGATGTTAGGAATATTAAATCCACCGAGAGTAATATTAGGTAAGTCACGAATAGGATCCATAGGTAAGTATCCATTATGCGATATTTATCACATGTTCAATTTTTGCTTCATCATCCCACTCATCTTCTTCCATATCCATCTGAGTTATGATACCAACGATGGCTAGTATAGCAGCAAGTACAGCACCAGCACCCCAGACTTGTTTTTCAATAGATCTTAATCGTTGATTGAGTTCTTCCTTATCTTTGTTATTAAAATCTTCCAAACCTTTTTCAAGATCTTCAACTTTAGTTTCCAAGATTGCCATCCGACTGTCTTGAGCAGCTTGTTTTTCATAGTAGGAAGATAATTGTGTGTTGTCCATCATTATTTTTGAGGCAATTGTTTCTTATAATCTGTAGAAGGTATCTTCAAACCCTTAACTGGACCTGATGATTTTGGCCAAGCATTGATTAGTTGTAGATACACTTCTTCTGCAACTATCTGTCTTATCATTTCTATCTTTGCAGATTCTCTCTTCTGAGGACCACCAGTTTGTTGGTCAACGACATGATTGCCACCGACAAACGCACCAGTTCCCACTACAGCAACTGCTGTACCAGTAGAAGCAATCTTTTGAAGATCCATTTAGAATCCGCCAGGAACAGGAAGACCTAGACTAGAACCTTGAGGTACAGGTGCAGATGCTTGAGGATTTCCAATGTCTCCTGTAAGAGCACCACCGATAGCAGAACCACCAGTAATAGATTCGATAGCATCTTTCTTGATGTCTTCAATGATAGCATCCTTATTTACATAGACGTATGTTCCTACACCTATGAGAGTAGCAAGTGTTACTCCTGATGCTACACTTATTGCATTAGCAATTGCATTAAAATTAAATTTCATGACTCTATAGTTTGTAATTTTCTTTATCGTCAGAGACTGTGACAATTTTTAAGGGAGCTTGTTCAACTCTAATTGTTTGAGTAGGTCCAGCTTTCGCTATGATTGCCTCAATATCTTTAGCAGTAACAGGGGGAGCACCACCGTTAGCACCGCCACCATTGCCGTTCATCTTCATAGTACCGTCACCTTTCTTAGATGCAGTCTGAATTCCGAAGCTAGCTAAAACTCCTGTAAAAACTGAAGCTATAAAAGTTGGATCAATTTTCTGTTGCGGTACACCTGGTATAGCAACATAATTCAAAGTCAAGATCCCACCCGACCAGGCAAGAACGGTAATGCGAACAAATGTACTAATGATAGCAGCTTGTTCTTCAGGATCTGGAAGTATAGCATCCTTTAGTTTACCTAACGGACCTCTCTTCTTTTCCTCTTCTACCTTATCATCTAAAATTTCTTCAGACATATATCTTTAACAACTGGCCCTATTTATACATTTGTAGGTTGCTTTTTCTTACCAATATTATATTTGGATTCTAAGTTCCATTCACTCTTCTCTTTATATGCAATAACTTTTATCTGACTAAGTGGTGCTGCATCTACTATAGCAGATTCATCTACAACATTCACCAATCCCCAATCAGATAAAAGTTTTATAATTCTATTTCTTCTTTGAAAATCATTGTCGGAAAGATTTGCCTTCTTACCATCTAAAGCAAATAGTTCTTTAAAATGTACTATGTAATACTGTCCTTTCTTATGAAGGATATGGCATGATTGATATAACTTCTTTTCTTTTCTTGAAGCAACACCTATCCTAGTTAATGTCTCTCTTACTTTAAGAAAGTCATCAGGTTCTTTTAATTGAACCTCGACCATATTATCTTTGGTCCATTGTAATTCAGTCATCTCTTACCTCCTTTATTCAGTTTTTCTTTAATGTAATTAAGTTGGTCTGGAGTTAAGATCCTTAAGGCTTGAATCGCTTTTTCATTACTATAGCCATAGTATTTTTTCACAAGGTCAAGATCTTTCACCTTTTCTTTTTTGCCCCAAGGAGAGAATCTCTTCTTCGGTCTCACTGTATTTAGATAAAAAGAATATTGTAATTTCTTATCCAAGTTAGGATATCGATTCATCTCATTAGCAAATGCTAGTGTGTCCATGTGATGTGACAGGCATTTGTTAATAACATAAGGAGGATAGTTCTTTTCCCAACCAGGATCATCTTCCATAAGATTATCCTTATTGAAATTAATACTGTTCAGATAATCCTTAAGAGGATATCTATCATCATATGGCATAGTTAGTTAACACAAGTTCTTTACGTTCTTGTTGGTTCTTCATGTAGTCACCAACAGATCTCATAGTATAAGTATGGTCATACTCATTTGGAATCCAATCGGTAAAACGGTCTCTGATTAACTGAGATGAATTATATGATATCATGGTATGCCCAGTATGTAAATCACATTCTTGAGCAAAAGCATCATGGTCAAAAGACTTATGCATCCCACCCTTCTTACCATATAAATTAGAACCTATCTCATAAGGAGGATCAAAGTAAGTAAATATATTTTTATCATCAGTTACCATCCTTTCATATGTTAGATTGGTTATAGTCCAATGCTGTATCAACTCTGAATATTCTGGTAGTTTCTCTATGCCTCGTAAACTAAAGTTACTGTCTGAGGCTTGTTTTGAGAAGGAACTCGATTCGGTAAGACCACTGAAAGAACACTTATTAACAATATAAAAACTAACAGCACGTGTAACGAGACTGGCTCCTGCATCGTTAACCAGTTCTTTACTCTCCAAAAAAAGTTCTCGTGCTCTATCTGGGGTGGGGTATGCTTGCTTAAATGCTCTGAGCCTGGTCGTAATTTCATCACCTTCATGTTGTAAAGTTTGCCAAAAGTTTGCTAAGGGTTCATATAAATCATTAACCCATATTTCTAAGTGGGGATGATTCCTTGTCATGTATAAAGCAACAGAACCACCACCTAAGAACGGTTCTCTATACTCTCTATACATACTCATCTCTGGTAAGAATCGTGACATCTTTGTGATAGCCCGTGACTTACCACCTGGATAACGAAGAGGGGTTTTCAATGATTTCATTCTTTATCATGTGTATGCTTAAGCTTACCAGACATCTCATATGCACCCTTGTTTCCACCATGTCCATGTGCGATACCTAGTTCATGCATTTTAGCATGCTCGTCAATAGGGTCACGTAAGTCTGCCTTACCTGGTCCTATTGTGAGATACAAACCATATCCCATAATAAAGAATAATAATCCTACGATAATAAAAACTAAAATCATTAGTAAAACCTCTGTGAATTTCCAAATCCTCTTTCTACTTCTACTACAATAGCATCCATAATGCGATTAAAAGATCTCGACATCTGACGATACCCAGAACCAACATATATCTGTCCAGCAAATACTGATACAGTTGCAAGACCCCAAAAGATATAATAAAATTTGGACTTAACTTGTGCTTTTTGTTTTTCTTTAGTAATCATGATTAAACGAAAGTTGCGACTAGTACTATCCTAGCCTTTGTCTTGGGTACATTGTGAGTATGATACCCTTCAAAGATGATTGCATCATCCTCTTTAGGATCATGGAAATCATTCTCTATAATGGTTTCACCTCCAGCATCTGTTAGATATACTAACATATTTTTATGTGGACAATGATGGTCAACATGTATGAAAGTAGTATCCACATCAGGGTCTGGATAAACCATATTAGCAGCAACTCTTAAAAAACTATTAACTTCTATTTTATTAAAATCCAATATCTCTTTAAGAGTTCTTACAGCTCCTTCTATATATTCTAATGAATTCTGAGGATGAGGGTACGGTTCATCAGAAGTTGGTCTTCCTAAGAATGGTGAGATAAATGTTGAAACATCTCCCATCTTATCCAAATTCATTCTTGGATGTTCAAACAAAGCTTTGGATTTAATATCATAGTTATGATAGTTATCCTCTTGCTGTTTATTATACTTAAACCAAGGCATGTCACTTGACATTACATATTTTTTAAAAGCAATGTAATGTTGAGTCTTAGGATTTTTTAACTGAAGGATATTATTCATTTCCTCACTGGAACCTCAATAGTCCATGATGGACTTTCCAATTTAACCATCTTAAACTGTTGTCTGTTCTTCTCATAGGTTTTAGCAGGTTCATTACCAGCAGTCTCACCATAATGAGTTTCCTTTACACCCAGATATTCTAAGATGGCATCATCAATCATATAGTATAATGTATCCCATGTTAGAGTATCTCTTAATCCAGATGCTATCCTATCAATATCATTCTCATCAAGATACTCACCCTTGCATATCTTACTAGAGTGATCTCCATATTGAGTTTGGAGTTTTGCTCTTGTTTCTACCAACTTGTTAAGGTTGATAGTAATTTTCACATCATCATCAATCATTTGAAATCACACTCCAACATAATCTGTGTTAAACATGCTAAGAGATTAATCTCTTGGTCTACCACAAAAGCAGACTTGTATTGATACTCTGCAATAATAAGTACAGCAGCAGCAACACTTGGTCCTTCCATAATAGTAGAAAGACTGTCATATAGTTTCCTCATTATAGCAGTAGGGTCACTATCTAAATTCTGAGTAACCCACTTCTTAACATCATTAAACTTCTTATTCTTTAGATACTCTGTAAGAGAATCGATCTTAGCATCACCTAATGCTGCGAGGATTCCAGTATCGATAGAACCTGTTGAACTATATCTTTGGAGTTCGTTGAGTGTTCTTCTGAAGTCTGGGAAGTACTTTTGGACAACTGTGGCAACCACTTTGTCATTGTACCGTACTTCCTCTCTGGTAAGGATGTCTCTACACCTTTCAAAGAACTGACCTGCAAGAGCTTGTTTAGATTTTCCACGGACATTGAAATCAATTACTGTTGTTCTACTATGTAATGGTTCTATTATTTTATTCTTAAAGTTACACGTGAATATGAACCTACAGTTCTTTTGGAACTCTTCAATCGAGGCACGTAAGAGGAGTTGTACGTCGGGTGTCGTATTGTCTGCTTCATCAATAATGAGAACTTTATGACGACTTGTAGATGTAAGAGAAACAGTACTAGCAAAGGTCTTTGCCTGATTGCGTACAGTGTCCAAGAATCTACCTTCATCAGACCCATTAATGACATAGAAGTCAGCCCCCAATTGATTGCACAATGCTTTCGCAATGGTTGTCTTACCCACACCAGCAGTTCCAGAGAGCAAGAGGTTTGGTATCTCACCTTGCTCTATAAAACTATTAAAGGTGTTCTTCACTTCTGTAGGAAGTATACAGTCCTCAACTTTCTGAGGTCTATACTTCTCTACCCATAAAAAATCATTCATGTATTTAAAACCAAGATTAATCTAATAACCATAAAGGTAATTAAAAGATAGTAAGTCCACATAACCCACATACCTATGCGATTATGCTTACTCCCACGTTGGTATGGATGGCAACCAATAGGACCACTATCCCAACCTGCTTGCATATAATCCTTAGTGGGGATTTCTCTAGGCATTAGGTTCCAAAGCAATGAAGTATTTGATACCCTCACCTTGAAAGAGAGCAACGTTAGACTTACTTAGTGTAACATTATAGTCACCAAGAAGCAACTTTAAATTCTCAACCTTAAAACAATAACAGAACTCATCATCTGACTTACCAACTTCAATTGAATATGTGTTAGAAGTATCGTTCTTCTTATCTGTAAGACACAAATTCATCTTCTCACCATCACCAAACAAACATAGATCTGGTAACTGATATACACTAGCAGCACGTTGCAACTGTTGTAATGCAGTTGACTCTAACCTAAATTTAACATCCTCAGAAGGAAGGTTAATCTCTTTCTCAGGTGGTTGTGTAATGATGTCAGGGTCAGCATAAAAGAACTTAGTCTTAGACCTACCCTTAGTGTCACTTACAGTAACATAATTATCTCTTGATGTATCAATAGATGGTTGCTCAAATAAAGATAAACCACCGAGGAATACACCCAAATCATATATTGATAGTTGTGAATCAAATGATTCTTCAACATCAGCATACACAAGAATGTTCTTGTTAATGCTTAGTGTACTCAACTTATTACCAGGATTGATAACAAGTGATTTATTGATAGAACAAAAGTTCTTTAGAATTTCAAGAGTTGGTTTGGATAATACAGTCATTTACTTGTCATAATCAACAGAGAAAGGGGTGGATGTAGACTGGAGAGCATTTGCTGCAGCAGTCTTATCGTTAAAGTGTAGAAGGAGTACAGCATAGTGGATAATCTTGATGATGTCCTTACGTGCTGTACCCTTTCTATCATACCTTGAGGCATATTTCAATATGTTAGACCTACAGAATGCCTCTGCGTCACCTACTGAATCAATCAAGTCCAATGTCTGAACATTGTTTGAAGAGTAGTGACCCCTGTAAGTTCCACTTATATAATCTGAGACCTCTTTGAGAATCTCATTTTCATTGTACTTCATAAACCTTTTCTAGACTTGTTCTGAATAATAATCCGATCATTTGCATGGTCGGGTATAAATTCTAACACGTCATCATGTGGCCACATCATTTCCTCATACAAAGCGTTGAGGCGATCCATGTCCTCCCAGAGATCATTTACATATCGGGGGTCGTTATCCTCCCCCCAATGATGCTCCTCTGGTTCTAAATCTCCGTGCATTAAAATTCTCCTTCGGGGGTTTCGGTTTCTTCACCAGCATCCACTTTAGTATACAAATCTAAGAATGATTGTTTAGTATCATCATCAAATCTGTTAACACAATTGGTGATAGCTACTAGGCGGTCACCAAATATAGAGTATGCTTGTGCAATGTGTACTAGACGACGTGTTGTGATAACTTCATCCACTCCTCCATCGAAGAATGTTTTACGTATCACTCCTGCCCATTTTACCAGATTTTCAGCAAATGTCAATTCACATCCAACATTCTTTAGAATCTTCTGTTCAATAACTGGTGATGGATAGTCTTGCTCAAAGGTTACTGGGAATCTTTCAAGGAATGCTTCATTAAGAACATTGGTTCCTACGAAACGTCCATCATCAGAACCCTTACCTTTTGTATTAGCGGTGGCAATGACTGTGAATCCAGCAGCAGGTTTAACATACCTTCCAGTCTTCTTAAGGAATACACCTTTACCTTCTAGTACTGATTGTAAACATAGAATCTTATTAGATGCCAAGTCAATCTCATCTAAAAGGAGTACAGCTCCCCTCTCCAAAGCCTCGACCACTGGTCCATTATGAAAAACAGTATCACCATTGACAAGACGGAAGCCACCAATAAGGTCATCTTCGTCGGTTTCAATTGTTATATTAACACGTATCAATTCTCTATTTAGAATTGCACATGCCTGTTCTACCCCCAATGTCTTACCATTACCACTAAGACCAGTAATAAAAACAGGGTAAAAATGTCTAGAATTAATAATCTTCTTAAGAGAAGGGGCATTCCCGAAGGGTACATAGCTCGAATCTTTTTCTGGAACATAAGAAACTTTAACGGCAGGTTCAGCAGCAGGTGCTTTATATGCTTTCTCTATATCTAGAGCAGTTAAGTCCCAAGTACCTCTTCCCTTCTTATACTGCTTAAGTCTTTTATTGACTGTAGGATAAGATAGTTTGAATTTTTTACCAGCAGCTCTTAAGTCAATGGTATCAACTTTGGCTTTAGGTCCATGCTTGTCCTTAAGAAAGGAAATGATTTCTTCAGTAGTAACTTCTGACTTGATTGGCATAATGACTCTTTGTTTCTATATGCTTATTATAACAGAATTAAAAAGCATATCAATAAGCTATGGACACTTATTCATCTGTCCATATCCGTTTCAACTGCCTTACATCAGATACACCAAACATTGCTTTACATTTCTGTTCAGCATCTTGTCTTAAATTTGATGTACAAAGAAACTCTACCTTAGTTAATCTATTAGATTCTAATAAGATATAAGCTTCCCATTTAATAGGTTTCATTGCATAGGATGGAACAAAAGGTCTGGGAAGAAGTAATTAAACTCTATGAGTATGACTGCTGTAACAGTCAACCAAATGGTTGCTACAACTGGTGCAGATCTAAACCATTTAGTGTAAAAGATTTTAAATAGATTATTCATCGTTGGACATCGTGAGCACAACCATCACCAGTATAATCATCACTATCATAATAACCACCCTTACTTCCAAAGTAAAGTGACAATGCTACAAACGGTAATGCTGCAGCTATTAAGAATGTTTCTAAAATCATCTTGCTGCTACCCTTGGGTCACTGTCTGGTACTTCATGTGGGTCCATCTTTCCTTTTGGTAAGTAAGCCAACTCACGCATGGCCCTAACTGAGGGGTCAGTTGTAACATTAGTGGGCAGTCGTCCAAGAGCGACATTATCATAGTTGAGTGAGTGCCTATCGAATGTAGAAAGTTCATATTCCTCCGTCATCGAGAGACAGTTGGTTGGACAGTATTCTACACAATTTCCACAGAATATGCAAGCCCCAAAGTCTATCGAATAGTTTCTAAGTTCTTTTTTCTTTGCTTCCTTATTCATCACCCAATCGACTACTGGGAGATTAATAGGACATACCCTGACACATACTTCGCAAGCAATACACTTATCCATTTCAAAGTGTATACGTCCTCTGTATCTTTCAGAAGGTATTAGTTTTTCGTAGGGATACTGTATAGTTACAGGTCTCCTACGCATATGATCAAAGGTTACACCTAACCCTTGTATCAGATATTTAGCAGTATCCTTTACTTCTTTTAAGTAATTAATTACACCCTGCATAGGTTATATCATCCGAGTTTGGTTTATCAAATAATACACTATTGATATATTTATCTGTCCATTCCTCATCAAACCACTTCAGTAATATACCACGAGTCTTATCATTCTTTCTTTGTTGGTCACAATAATATATTTGGTCATCATATCTAAGCATTGCTGCACACCAATCTGGGTCTCTTATAGCTTTCTGATGTAACCTACAATATATACCAAGATAGTTTAAAACAAGACAGTAGAAATTTGCCATATCTATGTCCTCAGTAATACGCATAAACTTACAATAAGGAGAGAATATTTCATCACCCCATAATGGAAGTGGTCTCTTCTCACCAATATTAAAATTGTTACTAACTTCTCTTATCTCATCCCATTCATTAAAACCTCGTACAGGAGATACATCAACGATAGCAGCAGTGATTACTTTCTCAGTAGCAACAATGTCACATCCAAAAATAGGAAGATTGTAATTTGGGTCAGGAAAGAATACTGAATGTAGTATCTTCATTCCCTTTAATTCTGCTAACTCTAAATGTATCTTCCTGAGACCAGGTGCAGTATACATTGTGTTCTTAATAGACAAATCATCTTTCTTTACTTCTGGTATAGGACACTCTAAAGGTTTTACACCCTCAATGTCTTTCATAGTAAATGAAAGTAAAACTGCTATGTCTTGTACTAACTCAGGCATAACTAAAAAAGAACTCCTTGATTAATTTTTCAGATTCATCTTTACCAAATTGATGTGAAAGATATCCTGAGATAGGGTCTAATCTTATCATATAAGAATCAAAGTCTTTATAGACTGTTGTATCTTCTTCAGTTGGTTTTGCTTTATCTATCATTTCCTTATAGAGTGACAGATAGTATTTAAATGTTGGTAAGAATGTATCAACTCCATCCATCTCACAATACCTTACAAAGATATTATTAGAGAAGTGATTACCCTTCTCAAAGAAACGATAGGTCTCTGTTGTTTCAGGTAATGGTGGTACATCTAATAGAAAATTCTCCACTGGATGCTGGAAGTCAAATACAATAATAACTTTCTTCTTATTAAATCCCATCAAGTCCATACCAAAGCAAGGAAGGTTATGTCCAGTCTTAGGGTATATTATATTGTTATGGATATCAACAGTACCATCCCATATATCAACGTGCCTAGACTTGATAAAATGCTTACCAGAATATAGATCTGCAGTTAAATGGACATTTCTTTTATTAGTCCACTCTACATGATTACTCTCAAATTTTAAATCGGGAAACGTAGTAAATACTGCCTCCCGATATCCATCCCAAATGCTCATGCTATTTGCTCCACAAATTTGTTTAAGATAGTTTTGTTTGTCATCTTAGAACCCATGTGCTTTTTAAATGCACGATTAAGTTCTGCTCTAGTTGCAACTTCACCCTTCTGTTTTACTTCAAGGTCTTGAGTGCCATCTCCCATACCCTGAGATGGTATAAAGAATGCTTCAGTATACCCAAGTAATTTCTTAACTGCTGCATACTTTTCTTTAGACCATTGATTCTCCATTCTCTCAGCATCTTCGTAGTCTAATATACGAACATTTCTTTTCAGTTCATTCTTAGTACAGATACGAATGCCTATCCAATTGAAGTCAGTAATCTCTCTAAAGAAACCAACAATCTGTTGGGTTGTTAAATATGGACTTGGTTTAAACTCACGAGTATAACCAGTTTTAGAATCTCTTAGTATATATTTTTTATGCATAGACAAAGTTTTAGTTCTAATCGTTTCATCTTCATAATAATAATCTTGACCCTTATAATTATACTGCATAGGATTTGCTTCACCATCAGTCAAGCAAACTACATTTACTTTCTGAACCTTCTCAACATTCTTCATTTGCTCAACAAGTAATCTGGAGCATAAGACCGCTTCACCAAGAGGAGTACCACCAAGAGTGTAATCTTGTACGTAAGGTAAACGATGTCCATTCATAGCAAACGCTTGAGTATAAACCAACCTCATAGATTTCTCTAAAGATTGTTTGTTTTGCCTTGATGAAAAGAATTCAAAAAGTTTAAACCCATTACAGAATGAAAGTACATTTAAATCATCTTTAACTGCTGGATGAATGTCATGTCTTTCCCAACCATTTTGGAATGCATATACTCTAAATGGAATTTGTGCTTTCCTACAGAACCATACTAAATTGAAAGTCTGTTTAAGTGTATCTAATAAAATATTTTGCATTGACCCAGACCAATCAAGATAGAATACTAACCCATGATTCTTACCTTCTGGAACTACTGTGACTCTCTTAAAGATATCATCACTTAACTTGTACTTGTATAGTGACTGAGTATCAAGAACACCAGTCTTAGATGTTGCTGCTCTCTTATATTCATCAGCAGACTTTTTCATCTCAAACTGTTTTACAAGATAGTTAACACTACGTTGTGCTTCTTTCTTATATGATTCATAATGCTTCTCAGCAAACTTCAAAGAATCAAAGTAATAATCATGGTCATCTCTGTCACGACATGCTCTACCATAGAATCCACAGTCTAATTCTTCCTGTACAGTTTGATAAGGTACAACAGTTTCCTTTAAATTAATTTTAGGTAGATCTAAATAAACCCACTCTTTACTATCTTCATCAACTAAAGTTTCTAGTGACTCTTGCAATGCTCTGTCTGTAACACTCTCAGTCTCATCAGCACTACCATCAGTACCACCAATAGCATCATCCTCATACATTGCATCCTCTAACTCATCCATTCTCTCTTCAAGTGATTTTTGATTATTAGGTCTTTCTGATTCACCTTCACCTTCACCATCTTCTTTATTGTTAGTATCAACCTCTTGCTCTAACTCATTACCAGCAACAGGATTATCCCAATCAATATTTAACTCGTCAGGTACTTGTGCTTCTTTAGCTTCTTGCTGACCCTTTGCCCACTCATATAATTCTCTAGAAAGTTCTAAGACATCATCAAATGTTTTAGTTGATGCTACACGATTAACCCAGACTTGCTCCTCATCATTAAATTCTATTGAACTATTACCTTTAAAGAATAAGTTAATGCGGTCAATAAATGCTAGTTCTGATATCTCCTCATCTGCAACACCAAAAAAATCCTTATGCCATAGTTCTCTATACCCTTCAAAGAATGACTTCCTAAGACCAGGATATGTTTGCTTCATCATACGCTCGATGCGAGCATCCTCTATAACGTTCACAAATCCTTTAGGAGCATCGATTGGAATGTTAGGGGTGTATAGAGCATGTCCTACTTCATGTCCCACCAGAAGGTCGTATACGGTCTCTGAAGCGTCCTTCCAGATAGGTAGGGTCAATACACGATTGTTAACATCAAATGAAGCAGTCTGTACCTGACGATGCTCTACAGTCAAATCTTCTGTTGCTAGTAGTTTAGCAAGGGTTCCTTTTACTTCAGCGTTGATTGTCATAGTTCCTCTTAGATGTACCTATCATAGCACTTACAGCAAGAGTGTCAGGTGACAAGGTGACAGTTTCTTGATTGTCACCCCAGTGTCTTATGACCCCTGCAATAATAAAACAGTTAGTGACGAGATAAGATACGAAAATAACAGAACGTACCAAAACAATGTAGTTGTCGTAGGGTTCAGTTTTTTCGTCAGAAAAGCTACCCAACGCATATTTCCATATCCTCCACATTCTATTCCTCCTCAATTAATTTAGAAAAATCATTTATCTTTTCAAATCTAAGACAACGCTTAAACTTATCAATAAGTATATCACCTTTATGTGAAATAACAAATAGATTAGTACCACCTCCTAACTTTAATAGTATAGAAAGTAGTTCTCCTGTAGCAGATGCATCAAGAGAACTATCAAATACTTCATCAAGTATAAGAAGATTAGTAGCAGCAGAGTTTTTCATACGTGCAACCTCTCTCCATGTAAAGAGAAGTGCTAGATCTATCTTCTGCTTTTCACCTTCAGAGAAAGAAGAGTAACTAAACTCATCTCTAAATCTACTCTTGATAACTTCATTAAACTCTTCATCTAATGTAAAGTTAACAAAGAAATCCATTGTATGAAGATACTTATTAATAAGGTTATTAAATACAGGAATGTACTTCTTAATAACTTGCTTCTTAATACCAGAGTCTTTTAATAAAGATGATACAACTTGATACTCATCTATCAACTTACTTATACCACTACACTCATCCTGAACTTTTTGTAATTCACCTGTAAGATTTTCTAGTATCTTTTTCTCTTCATCAATCTTAGGAGTCTTCTGTTGCTTGAGTTCTTTATCAATATCTAAATTTTCTTTTTCTAATCTAATGATATCACGATCTAAAGATGATATTTCACTACGCATCTCATACAATTCTGAACAAATTCTTTCGAGTTCATCGATAATATCTATTGTATCCTTAATATTTTCTTCATATTCTTTACCATCATTAGTCAATAATACTCCAGTACTAGTCAAAGAACCCATTCGAGTTTCTTTAAACGTATCAGATATTACTTGAGTACATGTAGGACACTCATCATGTGTCTCAAGAAACTTAATTTCTTTAGTTAATCTTTTTAATTCTGTTTTTGTTTGTGTTTGCTTGTCTCGCAAGGATTGTAATGCATCCCTAAATGTTTCTATTCCACTACATTCCTTTTCTAACTTAGTCTTCTCGGTTATCTTATATTGTTTTTGCTTTTCTTTTTCTTTCACTTTAGTTTCATTTTTCTTATATTTGGCTCTCTTCTCTTTGTTCCGAACGTCCTTTAGATCTTTTAAAGAATTAATTAACTTTTCCTGTGATAAAACTCTTTCTTCAGCAATGTTTTTTAAATAAATAGTGTCTTTATTTTTTAAATTTGCACTACGAACTCTCTCTTTAAGGAGAGTATTCATGTTTGAAAAGACCTTGATGTCCAATAAATCTTCGATAACTTCTCTCCTGACAGGGGCGTTGAGTTGCATGAAGGGGATAAATGTGGATGAACCAAGAATGACGACCTGTGTGAAACTCTTGAAATTAAGTTTGAGGACTGTCTGTTCGAGGTACTTTTGTGTGTCACGTGTTGCTGCATCTTGATCAACGAATTTGTTATTTTTATATATTTCAAAAAGGTTAGGTTTAACCCCTCGAAAAACTCTGTACTCATCCTTTCCTATAGAGAAAGAAACCTCAACCTTCAATCCTTTTTCATTAATACTATTAACAAGTTGTCCTCTAGTAATCTTACGAAAAGGTTTATTGAATAAAGCAAAGCACAGAGCATCTAACATAGTAGATTTCCCTGCACCATTAGTACCTACAATAAGTGTAGAATTAGTTTCATTCAATTGGATCTCAGTCCATTGGTCACCAGTAGAAAGAAAATTCTTCCACTTAATGCTCTCAAAGGTAATCATTCTTTAGTAGGTTCGATAATCGGAGGTAAAATTAAATCTTCTCTAGTAACAATGGCATAAGCATACCCGAATTTATCACAATTAATAGCAACAGCCTCAACGTCTATTTCCATTAATTCTAATTTCTTCTTATAATCTTGTTCATTTAACTGATACAAATATCTTTTAGCATCATCCTCTTCTTCAAACATATGAACGGTTTTAACGTTCTCATTATTTGGAAGAGCATAAACACCACCAGTATCTTTTTCAGTTAAAATAAACATTAGAGTTCAGATGCTTCCATGTATAGAGACCTCATAATGTTTTTAACATTACTTTTATCAACCTTAAGATCTATATCATCTATGTAGTTATCTAATAGAGTAATGGTGTCTTCGGTCTCTACGACTACATCACCACCTTCTATATCAACACTAAGATCTTCTACAATCTTAAGGTCAGCAAGTCCAATGTCTTGAAGCTGTCTGATAAAATAATCAAATTTAGTATAATCACCTTTGTCTTCTACTATGAGTTTGACGAAGGTTCCTTTAACTTCTTCCTCATTCGGTAGTACAACTCCATTATTATAATACAACTTATGAAAAGTGTCAAAGGGATTTCTATAAAAAGTAGTTCGTAGAGTTTCTGTATCAAAGACATGGAACCCTCTTTTTTGTCCATAATCATTCCAGTATAGTTGATAGGGATTACCAAGATAATAACAATTATTCTTATTAGATTTAGTATGGTAATGACCAGAGAATACCTTAGTAAACTTACTAAAGATATTCATATCAATACCCTTGTCCATCACATGACCTGGATGAGCTTCAAAGCCGTTAAGCTCAAGATGGCCCATACAGACAGGTGCAGTACTTTCTGTGATGCTTCGTAAGGTTCTGTCGTAGTTCTCATCACATATCCAAGGAAGTAATAAAATGTCAGTACCGTCATAATTACGGGTAGTGGGTTCATCGATAACATCTATATTATATCCTCCTAATAACTCTTCTGGTGAGTTAATTCGTAATGTGTTTTTATAATATATGTCATGATTACCAATCAAGGCAGTCATGTTACATCCTAGTTCTTTAATAGGATCAAACCACATCTCCTTCGCTGCTTCCAGAGACATATAATTTATAGAACGACGTTTATCAAACGTATCACCTAGATTTATAATCTCTCTAATACCTGATGCTTTAATAAAAGGTATTACAATTTTACTATAAAACTTTCTATAGTGTTCAACAAAATGAAGATTGTCATTACGAACACCAAAGTGTTGATCTGTTATTAATAAGATCTTCATCTCTTAGTGTTCATCTCTACACGATTTTTTATCTGTGTATAGTCAGCACTAGCCTCACCATCAACTGAAAATACATGATCATATCCAGACTTCTCTAAGATTTTATCTTTGATATCCATCTGGCGTTTCTCTTTAGCAATACGTCTTAGGAATGCATAGTAAACTATCTGTGTAAAATATGCAAATGGATTTTTACTTTTAGCAGGGTCAAAATTATCTATGTACTGTATACAATTTTCTATTCCATCACAAACCATATCATCTTTATACATGTAGTTGATAAAGTTTGGTCTATATGATAAATGCTGTGCTATTTTTAAGAAGCATCCTCCAATGTAATTACTGACACGAGGTTTAGGAAGACCTTTCTCTTGAGCAATAATAACTTTGTCCTTATACTTTACGATAGCAGCAAGGAACTCAGCATTATTAACATAATGTTCTTTCTTTTTTGCGACTCTCCTCATATGCGTATCCTGTATTGATTATATTATACTAAGGCTTGACAATATTGTCAATCGTGAGTAGGATAACCATGTTAAGGGTTCAGGGGAACAGTATTAGCTTTTATATAATTTTTCAAATACCTGTCGAGCTTGGTTTATTTTTCCAATGAATCCTTGTGTGTTATCTATTTTTGTCCGTCGTCGTGCGTTTCGTTTATCTTTTACTTCTTGAGGTTCTTCATCTTTAATCCTATCAGCATGTTCATCTACTAAAAATTTTTCATACATACCTATAATATTCTTACTCATAGAAGCAACACTTAAAATATCCTTCTCACGTATAATAAAAAATTCTTCATCAGATAACATCATCCATCGATGAAATCCTAATCCCCTCATAATTTTACCCTTACCTAGATCTTGATTGATAGGTTGTATACAAACTGGGTCTTGTAAAAATGCTATTGACTCCTCACAATTATCTTCCGTAGCCATTACTGCTTTAGCCAGTACTTCTTCTCCACTAACCAGTTTAAAAACTCCGTGGAATTCTTCATCATGCTTTACGTAGTTAATTGTCATAATCCTTTAGTTTGATTTCTACAATTTCATATTTAAAATTTTCTTCTCTGTAAATTTTTAATCTCTCAAAGAGATGAAGGAGAGTATAATTCTTTCCATTATCTCTAGTAATATCGTCAGCAATATCATATAGTGTTGCTACTTCTTTTCTCCTATACTGTCGAAGTACCCTCCCGATAGACTGGAGGTTACGCACTCTAGATTTCGATGGACTAGCGAAGACCAAGTTGTGCAACCGCTTGATATTAATACCAGTGCTGAAAGTGCCATAACTGGCAACAATAATACTGTTGTTTTCATGTTCAACTAGTCTCCTAATTTCTTCACGATCATCAACATCCACCCCACCATAAACTAAATGTACTGGTTTATCCGTATGACTATTTATCATCTCATACAGAGGGAGACCGTGCTTCTCCACGTAATTGAATAGTACCAGCGTATTTCCCTTAAGATCACACGCTAAGTTACGGATAAAATGATTACGTTGTTCATGTTCACAAAGGTAATCCATCTCATCTTGATACCCTTCAAAGATATGTTCACTATGTTTAAGTACAATAACTTTTACTTTTAGTTGAGCAACATGTCCTTTCTTCATTAGGTCTGATGTCTTAGTAACCTTTGAGCATCTACCAAACACACCTTCTAATACTAATTGATTTGTTTCTGAACCATCTAACGTACCAGTAAATCCATATCTAAACTTACATCCATGTAACTTAGACATTAATTTAGTAAGAGATTTAGCTTTAAATAAATGAGCCTCATCACCAATCACAACATCAAATCTATCAAAAAACTTTCGTGGTTCCTTATATAAGGACTGCCAAGTTGATATAACTACATCATGGTCTGTATATTTTTCTTCACCAGCATAGATTTTATGACAGTGGTATTCAGTGCTCCAACCATACTGTGTAAAATCTTTATACATTTGCTCGACAAGAGAGGTAGTTGGTACTATAATAAGTACATTCCGTTTAACCGTTACATGAAACCGAACCAATGAATAAATCATTAGGCTTTTCCCGCTTGCAGTTGGCGACAATAGGAGTCTTCTGTTGTATCTTAGGCACTCGTATATTGCTGCGTATTGGTAGTCCCGAATCTTTATTCCAGAAGGAAGACGCAACGCCCGAACAAATTGAACTACAGACTGAGGAGTTACAAGATCGTTTTCTTCCTTTGGATGTCCAAAATATTGACTTTCCAAATACTCAACCTGATACCCTCGGTCCTTTGCCCAGTCAATTAGATAATCTATTAAACCGCAATAGATCTCTCCAGTAGCAGGTGAATATAATCTTACTTTACCATCCCAACCTTTATATCTCCTCGTCTTCTGCATGTATTTTGCAGAGGGGATTTCAAAGGTAAAAAATTCTGCTGCCTCTTTGTGAAGATGAGGCTCTGCTTGTACTTTTAAATAGACTTCGTTCTTCTTTTGGATAACGAGATCTGCCATGATTTACATTCCACTTTGAAATCTCTCCCACTCAATAGCATTTTTAATTTGGTAGTTACGGCCATTGATTTGACGCAACACACCATCAAGAAAGAAGAT